GCAATGGCTTGATTGGAAGGCTACATTTACAACATCACCAAAGCTGAGTAATAATGGTGATCCGGTTGAGAAGAGATATAAACCTGAAGTATTGAAATGGCATGCTAAAAACCGATCAGGTTTTAAGTTTGTTGTGAGTAGTGAAGCTGAAGTTGATGAAATAATAGAAAAATATGTTTATGAATGCAAAGTACCTACTGATCGTATTTGGCTAATGCCTTGTTGTGGGAGTAGAGCTGAGCATTCTGAAAAAGCTCATATTGTTGCTGAGCTTTGTAAGAAGCATAATTTTAATTTTAGCCCACGACTACAGCTTGTAATTTGGGATAAAGCTCTTAAAGTATAATATGAGATTAGCAATTTCTGGAAGCGCGTGTCAAGGTAAATCAACTCTTGTTAATGATATACTTAAAAAATGGCCATCTTATAAGCGTTCGGACGAATCGTATCGCAAGATTCTTAAAGAAGAAAACCTAAAGATAAACAAACAAGTAAATAAGGAAGGCCAATGGAGAATTCTAAATTGCTTGGTAGATGATATATTAAAGACATCAAAAAACGATAATGTAATATTCGATCGCTGTCCTCTGGATAATCTTATTTACTCTGTATGGAGTGAAGATAAGCAGACGTCTGATATTGACAAAGCATTTATTGACAAATGCATTCCTCTTGTACAAGAAAGTATGCGCTCAATTGATATTATTTTCTTCTTACCTATTACAAAAGTAGCTCCAGTAGAAATAAAAATTAGAGAAGACCGAGAAATTGATGCTGCTTTTATTCAAGAAATCGATCATATTTTTAAGGCAATTACCTACAATCTGATGGTTCATGGCCAGTGTCCTTTTATGGCAAAGGATGATCGCCCTCCGATCATTGAAATTTTTGGTAACCCAGAGCAGCGTGTAGAGATGCTTAAGTTATATCTAACAGAGAGTGGCGATCTTATTGATGATCAATCCAGCGTATTAAGCCCTGAAAATATTGGTCAAATGGAAGCGGTACTTAAAGCTCAAAAGAAAGCACTTTTTGAAGAAAAACAAGAAACAAGAGTTAGAAATAAAATCATTGGCGGACTATAAATAATTACATGAATAATTTTAACGAGAAGTATGATGAGCTTCTCGAAAGCTTTAAATGTATAAGAACAGTAAAAAGAGAGTTTTATCCCAAAAATTTTAAACTTTCAGAAGAGTTTGTTAAAGCTTTTAAGCACGAATATAAACGTCTTATTGATGAGGGAAATCATCCTCGCAAGGCTTTAGCGCGCATTAATAAAGCGCTTTTATTTCACTCTAGCTAATTTAGCTTGTCGGTGTATACGTATATAGCAATCGATACGAAACTTGTATGTTTTGAGGTATGGGGTAACCAAACGAAACATTAAAAGCAAGATTATTACCACTTCTAGCTAGATCTGTAATAAAGGGATAAGAAGATATTCTAGCATTAACGGTGAGATTGATATGATATGGTTTGATAGCATTATCATCAACAAACGGATAAATTGTAAAGAAATTTGGGAACCCAGGCATTGCGTATGTTGATTGACCGGCAGGTACTGTTTGAATTCCGTTAAGATCAATAATTTGTCTATAGACCTGATTTTGAAATGCTGTAACGCTCGGTACAAACGTATTGACAATGTAATTAAATTCTGGTGAGCCTTGAACGTACGAGGCGCTAGTTAAAAGACCACCATTTATTGTAAATCTATTATAAAAATTAACTGGAGCAAATACACCCTCAACGTTATTAGATCTATATGTATATGATGAAACCGCTCCGGAAGCTGAGAGCCCATCGAAAAATGCCATATTACCTGTTAGATCCCCAACAACTGTTGCATTACCAGCAGCATCTGTTTTTACAACGTTAAAGTTTGTAAAGTCAATTGTTTGTGTACCGTTCTCCGTCTGTATTATTAGAAGATCACCATCTACAGCTTGCTGTACTTGAGGTAAATTGCTTATATTGACAGAATTACTATTTGAGGTGTAGATTGCCATTACTATTATTTATACTATAATATTAAAAATAATATGGATAAAATAGGTGTAGGCATAGTTACTTGTAATCGCCCTAAGTTCTTTCTTAAATGCTTTAGGTCAATACCCAATTGTGTTGATATTGTTATAGTTAATGATGGCAGTGATTTTCAAGATATTGATAGATTAAGAGCTGAAAAATCTTTCACTTATATACATAACACACAGAATCTCGGTGTTGGTAAATCAAAAAATATACTTTTTAGAGAATTATTAAAAAGAGGCTGTGAGCATATTTTTATTATTGAAGATGATATTATAATTAAAAGTACTGATGTTTTTAACGCTTATATTGAAGCAAGTAAGATTACCGGTATACAGCATTTTAATTTTGGTTATCATGGGCCCGCAAACAAAGGTAATATTTCAGGTGGGTCACCTAAACCTCGATATACCGTAGATTACGGTGAGGTCAAAATTGCAATAAACGCGCATAGTGTTGGTGCTTTCTGTTATTATACAAAAGAAGTATTAGAGAAAGTAGGCCTAATTGATGAAGATTTTACTAATGCGTTTGAGCACGTAGACCACGATTACAGAATTGCTAAAGCTGGTTACTGTACACCTTATTGGAATTGGCCTGACCTTGCAAACAGTATGGATTATTTAGATGAAATTGAATGTTCAGAGCGTAGTAGCTCTATCCGTCCGCGTACAGATTGGCAAGAAAATATACAACAGGGAGTTTTACTTTTTAAACAAAAGCATAAATATCTCCCAGCATGGGAAGGATGTGTACCTGATACATCAAAAGACGATGTCGTAAAATTTTTAAAAGGAATAAAGAAAAAATGAAAATTGCACTATTACTACCAACAAGAGAGAGGATGAATAACAAGATTAATTTTATGATGAGCGCTCTTGCGCGATGCAAAGATCCTAATAATTATACGCTCTATATGGGACTTGATAAAGATGACCCCACACTCGAGCGTTGCCAAAAGATGGCAAAAACAATAACAAACTTAAAAATTGTTATCATCCCACCAAACCCAACCGGAAAATTTAGTCTAGGTTATTTTTGGAATGTACTTGCCAAAAATAGTACTGAAGAAATTATTTCTATGGTTGGTGACGATATGGTATTTTCTACTGATAATTGGGATGAGAAAATATTAGAAGAATTTTCAACAAAAAATTGTCCTGATAAATTTAAACTCGTAACAGGCTATGACGGTCATAGAAATGATCAGTTTGCTGCGTGGCTTTTTATTCATAGATTTTATATGGAAAAGACAGGATATTTTATGAGAGAAGAATTTTCGCGCAATTGGATTGATCAGTGGCTAGATAATATGTATCTAGCTTTTAAGCGTAAAGTCTATAGAAGTGATATTACCATTACACACAACCACTGGGTCTTTGGATCAACAAAGTTCGATAAAGTTGCGCAAAATTTACGTGATACAGAGGGCAAGGATAAAGAGCATTCAGACCTTCTCTGGCCAGCATTACAAGATGAGAGGATAAAAGAAGCTGAAATGTGGAAGCAAAAGCTCGGAATTAGTTACGATAAAAGTAAGATTTTATGAAAGTTATAAGCTTTTGTCTCTATGGAACAAAGCAGCTCTATAAAACAGGAGCGTTAAAAAACGCAGAGCTCTGCAAGAGTATATACCCGGATTGGTCTCCTTGGTTCTATCTTTCATCGTCTATAGAAAAAAGCATTGCTAAGGAATTAAAAGATCTAGGCGCTACGGTAATGTATGTTGATGATAGTGATTCCGCATTTTTTATGAATTATCGATATTTTCCTTGTGCAGATCAACGTGTAACACATGCTATCTTTAGAGATACTGATAGCCGTGTTGATGAAAGAGAAGCCGCAGCAGTAGATGAATGGGTGAGAAGCGGAAAAGGTCTTCATGTTATGAGAGATCACCCGTGGCATGGTCCTAGCCCTTATGCGATGATGCTCGGGGGTATGTGGGGAGTTAGAGCAGAGAAATTAAGAAATATTAAAGATCTTATCTTTAAGTATCCAAAGCAAGATCGCTGGGGTACTGATCAAGTTATAATAACACAGCAAATATATCCTTTGTTTACTAACGATATGGTTGTACATGATGAATTTTTTGAAAAGAAACCTTTCCCAGTAAAACGCGATGGATACAAATTTATTGGCTGTCAATACGATGAAAATGATAAACCTGTAAACCCCGAGCACATAGAATTATTAAAGCAGCATATTCAGCATGCAAAATAAAAGAGGAATTCTTATTGTTGTTAATAAGGAAGATAAGTACGCTTCTTTAAGTGATGTTCTTATTGAGAGCATATTAAAATTTACTAATTTAGATATTGAATATGTTACGATTAATTTTAACAGAACTTTTGATAACACCAGAATACATACAAGAAGAATAAATTTAAATTTAGAAAATAACGAAAATATATACTATACGAAATTACAAGCAGCAAAAACATCAATACTCGATGAAGGATTTCTTGTCGATGCTGATTCTGTTGTTACACCAGAAGTTGTTAGAGTATTTGATAATATAAATAGAATAGACGGCGACATTCTTTGCCCGCTACACCCTCAAGATCCACATAATCAATTAGCGTTAATGAAGATTTTGGGTATACAAGAGAAAACTCAGCCATATGTACACGCTGCATGCTTTTTATACTCTACAAAAAGTAAGTCTTTCTTTGATAAATTTTTTAAAATGTATGAACGAGTAAAAAAACTTAATCTTAATGATAGAATTTATTATGCAAACTATGATGAAACTTTTATCAATTTAATATATTGGGAAGAAAAAAGAAAAACATCGTTTATGGATTGCTGTGACCCCTGGTTCGGACACGCTCTTACAACAGAAAGTTACCTAGAAAAATATCCAAAACTATTAGGTGATATACCTTTTAACGTAAAAGAATATATCTGGCATGGTTGTAAAGAAGTTGATCAAGCAAAAGAACTTATTAAAATTGTATCAAAAAAATATGAAAATTGATTATGTTGTTATAGCTTCTGACGATAATCCGCTTTATAAGGATTTTTATCCTATTGTTGCACAGCAATGGCATGATCTTGGCTATAAAACATATTACGCAAATATTACAAATGAAAATTCTATAGAGACTAATAAGTTTGGTATTATACATAAAATAAAAAGTATTGACTATATACCTACTAGCTTTCAGTCGCAGGTTGTTAGATTGTTCTGCTCTAATTTTATAACCGGAAACCTTCTCATGTCGGATATTGATATGCTACCTATTAACGGTGGTTATTTTTCTAGCTACGACAGCGATCTTAACGATAGAACAGTGGTTTTGTTTTCTGGGCAACCATATGGGGTAAATCCATATTATCCGATGTGTTATGCACTTAGCCATTCAAATACATTTAAAAAATATCTAGATATTGACGGTCTAACGTTTGACCAATATTGTAAAATGTTATCAGAGAATTATGGAATTAAATGGAATACTGATGAGCATTTTATGTATGAAAAATTACAAAAATATGTACCGCTTTTGAGAGTAAAACAAAGAGATTTTTCACGTAGGATTAATCGCCCTGATTGGATATATGACATTAAAAAACTTAAGCAGGGACATTACATTGATTCACATATGCTAAGACCTTATAGTACGTATAAAGATCAAATTGATAAACTGATTTCTGATATTAAAATATCTTATGAATAAGGCTGATCCCTATGGTACACATTTAGATCTTTTAAAAGCTATATTTAAATTTACTGGAAAACAAAAAAATGTTGTCGAATTTGGTATGGGTAATTTTTCGACCGAATTATTATTAGAAAATTCTACTAACTTAATTTCTATTGAAATGCAATCTGAAGATTGGTATGAGAAGATGTTTGAAAAATTTAAAAACAAAGCAAACTGGAGGTCATTAAAGTTAATAGGGTCACTTCAATTTATGAGCTGTGATTTTAAAAATACGAACCTTGCATTTGTTGACGGTCACGGTGAGTCGAGACCTGAATGTATTAATTTAATGTTTGATAATAACGTACCTATTGTAATTGCACACGATACAGAGATGGGGAGTTATGGTTGGACGCGCGTAAAAGAGCTTTCTAATTATAAGAAATTTATTTTTAAAAAACATGAAAATTGGACTACCGTGTGGACTACTAATATTGCTCTATATGAGCATCTAGAGCAATGCTTACAGTAATTTCGCATTATAACGAAGATATAGCATGGTTAGAAAAACTTCCATGTGATTATATTGTCTACTCTAAAACAAAAGCAGACAATAAAACAGTACTACAAGATAAAAATATAGGTAACGAAGCGTCATCGTATTTAGAATACATAGTAAAAAATTACGACAACTTACATGAATGGACATACTTCTTTCACGGTCATCTAACTTCACCGCATCAAGAATACTCAGCTCTCGATCTAATTAACAAAATAGATATTTTAAAAATTAAAAATAAATGGCTTAATTTTGGTAATTATTATAACGTACTGCTACCTGAAAAAACAATTGCTGCTGGTGCTTTTCCAGGCGAGTCTAATAACAGACCCTATAAAGCAATCAAAGCTTTCTGGCATACACTAGGAAGCGAGTTGTTTGGTCCTCTACCAGGATCAATTTCTTCCTATGCAGCTGCGCAATTTATTGTACATAGAGACCTTATTCACCGACATGATAGCACTACATACAGCAAGCTACTTAATTGGCTCTATACTGACGGTCTTATGCTCGACTCACATCTAGGGGTAGCACCTAGTTTTTATTCTTCAAGACTTTTTGAATGGATATGGTACTATATCTTTACAGGTAACGAAACAGAGCCTAAAGTAAAGCTGGAAGATTTTTTTCTATGAATCAAGAGCTACTAGAAAATGAAGTATTATGTTTAACGCGTAATAGAGTGCGCAATGTTTTTCCTGCAATAACGAAAGAATTCTTAAAATTTAATATTAAACCTACTAGCACAAAATATAAAATTGCTATTTGTATATCAGGAGGTCTCAGGCATTTTGAACAGACACAAGAATGGATGAATAAATTTCTAATAGATCCGTTAAACGCTGATACCTTTTTCTTTGGTTGGGGTAATAGGAGCGGAAAAAAAGCAAATGAAGATCAAATTAAAAATTTTAACAACCTTAAGAAATATACTATAAATGATATTCAAGAAACAAAGCTAGATGTACCTGAAGCTCTTAAGCAAAAGTTTCTAAACGCAGAAGAAGGGTGTACGCAAAGATGCCAAACAATACTCGGCCAATTTTATAATATATATAATTGCTTTGAACTGCTTAAGCAGTATGAACATGAACAAGGTATACAATATGATATTGTTATTAGAGCAAGACCAGATGCTTTCTTTTTCTCTAAGATAACTGATGAAGAGATTGAAGCAGCGTATAGCAGTCTCGATTCTATTAGCGTACCGCAAAACTATCTTTCTATATATTGCGGTATGCTTACTGATATGTTCGCTATGGGTAATAGAAATAATATGGAAGCTTACTCAAAAGTTTTTTTAAATCTTGAAGAGTACGGTGCAATTGCGCCTGCAGGCACCGGAGCAGAATTCTTTATTCATCATCATGTACACAATAGGCATAATCTTAGAGTACAGAATATGGATATGCCATTTATGCTTGATTTCCCTAGCGATTACGGTCCCGGTGGAGAAGCAAATAAACATCATAGACACGTCTATCAAAACGACGCACCAAAGGGCTAAACTATGGTTAAGCTTATTATATTCGATCTAGATGGTGTGTTAGCTGATGCGCGTGAGTTACACTATCTATCATTAAATCGCGCCCTAGAGCGAGTTGACAGCCAATACACAATAGGTAAAGAAGAACATCTATCAACATATGATGGACTTCCGACAATGAAGAAATTAAAATTGCTAACAAAAAATAAAAATCTCCCTGAAAAATATTATACACAAATATGGACAGATAAACAGATTTTTACAAGAGAATTAATTAATTCTTTATTTACTAAAGATGATCGCATTGTAGATATACTACGTAATTTAAAAGAGAGAGACTATAAGATATATGTAGCTTCAAACTCAATTAGAGAAACAGTAAAGCTAACTCTTTTAAGAAAAGGGTTTTTTGAATTTATTGATAATTATTATTCTAATGAAGATGTAAAGAAGCCTAAGCCAAGTACAGAGATATATTTAAAATGCATGGTTGATGCAGGTGTGGATCCATGCGAAACCCTAATTATTGAAGATTCATACGTAGGAAGAAAAGCAGCAAAAAGCTCTGGTGCCTTTTTATGCCCTGTTATAAACCCTGAGGACTTGACCTTGGAAAAGCTTAACACTTGTATAATTAACTATGAAGCTAAAAGTACAGCTAATCTTAAACTTATGTGGCAAGATCCTAAACTAAATGTGTTAATACCTATGGCGGGAGCTGGAACTCGCTTTGAGAAAGCGGGATATACTTTTCCCAAGCCTTTGATTGATGTAAAAAATAAGCCTATGATACAGGTTGTTGTTGAAAGCTTAAATGTTGATGCTAATTATATTTTTATTGCACAGGAAGATCATTATAAAAAATATAATCTAAACGAGACTTTACATCTAATTTCACCATCATGTAAGATCGTTACAACTAGCGGGCTGACAGAAGGAGCTGCATGCACTACACTTTTAGCTAAGGATGTAATAACTGATGGACCGCTTTTACTTGCAAACTCTGATCAATTTCTTGATTGGGATAGTAGTGAGTTTATGTATTCGATGATGGCAGATAATATTGACGGTGGTATATTAGTATTTGAATCAACCCATCCAAAATGGAGCTACGCAAAGCTCGACTCTGCAGGATTTGTTTGTGAAGTTGCTGAAAAAAGGCCTATAAGCAATCTTGCAACAGTGGGTGTGTATTTCTGGAAAAATGGAAAAGATTATGTAAAATATGCTGAGAGAATGATTGAAAAAAATATTCGCGTCAATAACGAATTTTATGTATGTCCAGTTTTTAATGAGGCTATACAAGATGGTAAAAAGATTAAAGTATTTAAAATCGATTCATCGAAAATGTGGGGACTGGGTACACCAGAAGATCTTGTTTATTATTTAAATAATTATGGTACTAATAGCTCACAGAGGTAATGTCTCAGGTAAAAATCCTGAAAAAGAAAATAACCCACTTTATATCGAAAGCGCACTTTATCAAGGCTTTGACGTTGAAATTGACGTTTGGGTAAAAAATGAAAAATATTATCTCGGACACGATGAGCCGACTTATAATATAGAGGAGTCTTTTCTAGTAAACAAAAAAATATGGTGCCATGCAAAAAATATAGAAGCATTATACAAAATGTTAAATAATAACAAGATACACTGCTTCTGGCATCAAGATGACGATGTTACACTTACGTCAAACGGCTTTATCTGGACTTATCCAGGAAAGCCTCTTACAGAAAAGTCTATATGTGTATTGCCGGGTTTAAATGAAAAAATTTCTAAATGTTATGGAATTTGCTCAGATACTGTATATAATTTTAAAACATGAAGTTTCTAATTATACAGGAAGCAGGAAGACATGAGGCAAATAAAAATTTTCGTGAATCTCTTTGCCTACAGCGATCGCTAGAAAAAATACCGAGCAATTCTGCTAAAGTATGGGGCCACGGATATCCGGATTTCGAAAAATTTGATGAGCTTGAAAAGTGGGCAGATGCTATTTTTATAATCGAAAACTATTATCCTGACTGGCTTCCAGTAGATAAAATTAATAAGAGTAAAAAATTAAAAATATATTGGAGTATCGATAGCCATTGTATTTTGAATAACCATGTCGACCTTTGCAATAAATTAAAAATCGATATACATCTTAATTCAACAGAATATTATCTTAGATTTTTTACTCACATAACCCCTAAATGCTTCTGGTTTCCAAATGCATATTCGAGCGATTTAATTAAACCTCTCAATATAGAAAAAAAATATGATGTTGGTTTTTGTGGTAATATCTTAAATCGCGGCGATTGGATTGAAAGCTTGAATGAATTTAATATTAAAAAAGATATTTTTGTAATAGGTAATGATATGGTTACTGCTATTAATTCATATAAGATTAATTTCAATAGAAATATAGCGAACGATATAAATTATAGAACATTTGAAACACTAGGCTGCAAAACGTTTCTTATTACAAACTATACTGAAGGGTTAGAAAAGCTTTTTACTTTAGATAAGGATTTAGTAACATATGCGACAGCAGATGATTTAAAATTTAAAATACGCTACTATCTTAATAATCCCTCGAAGAGAGAAGAAATAGAATTGCATGGCTATGAAACTGCTCTAAAAAAACATACGTATGACAGTCGTTGTAGATATCTAATGAGAATTATCGCTGGATCTTAAGTCAGCAGATATTATAATAAACACAATTTATGATCCTTAATAATATTAAAGTATACGACGGTGACCTTATTCACGCTAGATTTGCATACAAACATTTTAAAGACAGAACTCTACCAATTGGTAATATTGTTGCGTTTCGCGCGCCAATGAAAGTAGAGGCAGAAGGTATGATTGATAGCGAAGATATTATTAACGCTGATTATATCTACAGCGATGATGCTATTAATTTTTGCTGGGAAATTCCACATCTTGATCCGTTTGGTGCGGTAGCGTGGCAGAGACTATTCAATACACAATTAGCAGGCATTCTAAGTAAGAAATATATTAATGCACCCATCGAAGTAGACGGTGATGACTTGATTGTGCATAAAGAGCATACACAAGGCGGTATTGCGCAACCTAAAGGAAAATGCTCTGTTAGTATTACATATACAAACAACAATGTCGCTCTAGGTCATACGGGTATTAATATTGTTGCAGGAAAGAAGGCGCCTGCATTTGCTTACTCAACACAACTTACTGATGATCAAGCTAACGCGTTTATGAAAGATGTTATTGAATTATTTTATACAATGAACGATGATATCTTTATTGCTACGTCTAAAGTAATTTGTAAATGACAATTTTTGACTATATATCAGACATTCTCTTTACTAAGAAAAAAAATCTTTTAAATACAGTCGACGAAGAAAGCGAATTTACTCCCTTTCTTGTTAACCGCTGGTTAAGTATGTATTCAGCTAGCGTGGCACAAGATTGTAATATTATTAATAAATACTTGTCAATTTTTGATTCAAAAAAAGATTTATATTCCTTATTTCACGCTGTCTTTATAAAGCATCCGTCACGAAAAATTAACTATTTTAAAAGAACAAAGAGTGAAAAAACAGAAGACGACGAGTTGATACAAAGAATTGCTACATCAAAAGAACTTTCACAGAGAGAGATAAAAGAATATTTAAATACGTTGAATTGCGAGCCAACGCAATTAAAATAACATATGCCTGCTAATATTGATCTACTTCCAACGACAAAAAGTGTAATCGATTTGTCCGAATTACCAAAAAATTCCTTTAACTCCGTTTTTTACGGGTATAATCTCAAGTCATTACTTGATGATGTTTTACTTGTAAAGTATGTCGATGAAACGGAAGACGGTACATCGATCATGAGAAATGGTATTATTGTACCTGTTAATGTTGATACTAAGGCATGGCGTATCGGAGAGGTTGTGTTATGCGGCCCGTCATCAAAATACGTTAAGACCGGCGATCATGTCGTATTTCCTAATAACCTTGGTGTACCAGTTGCAAATTTAGATATTGAAAATTATGGTACTCTTAAGAAAGGTCTCTTTTTAAATGAACAACGCATATTCGGTATTTGTACTATAACAAAAGATAATGAAAGTGTCGCTGCCCACGTTAAAAGGTCTTCTGCTAAACAACGTAGCCGAGATTAAGTTCTTGCGTAAGAGGGTAAAAATCGGCGCGCCAGCTACGCGTCGAATGCTCTGTACAAACTCGCTACCACTTCTTATGAGCCCAGAGGGTAGAATAGCGCTTAACTATCGCCGCGCCATCAATTACCCTAAATATGACCCTACAGTAAAAAATGTAGTAATTACTTGGGATATTTTTATGCAAGACTATAGAAGCATAAATATGTCGGCATGCGATCTTATAAGCGTTATACCGGCTAATAAAGAATTTTGGAAATATTTTAACGAACGATTAAGTCTTTTATCAGCTAATGATAAGATGAGGTTTATGAATACATGACATCTATATATGAAATAGAAGCAGCCATAAGCAAAGCGCTGCAAAACAATGTTACATTTACACTTGAAAATAAAATAGTAAAAAAAGGTAAGTTAATACTTTTTTGTATAAAAGATTTTTTCTGCGTCTTTACGCTTATATGTCCTGATCGTGGAAATAAAAAAATAATCTACGAAATACCTTATCCCTTTTCAATGAACACAACAAGTAAAAAAATAGTTTTTGATTATACTGCTTTATCTTTTTGCAAAAATAATAAGAATATCGATTTATTAATGCGTAGTTTGAATATAAGCAAGCCGTCAAAATATTACAATAAAAGGCTAACTATAACTTTGCTTTAATTTAAGAGTATACTATAATTAAGTGTGTTTAGTAGATATTTGGCGCAGTTTCCAAGAGAGTACAATCCTAGTGATTCGCAAGTAAAATTAATTAAAGGTGTCGAAAAGGCTTTCAATAATGGTAAAAAATTTGTTATATGCTGTGCTCCAACTGGAACCGGTAAAAGCTTTTTAGCTAAAACGCTTGCGGGTGTTAGCTCGCTGCCGGGGTCGAAATTTATTAATAGCATTGAAACGTATGCGGCATATAAACAAGACTATTACGGAAACTATATTAATGAGGTTGACTGTCTATCGCAACCCCCTTTTGGAGCTTTTGCGCTGACAATAACAAAATCGCTTCAAGACCAATATCTTGATTTATTTCCAGATACAGATATTTTAAAAGGTAAAACAAATTATATATGTGATGTCGATCCTAATTTTGATGTAGAGACGGCTCCTTGTGCTCTGGTTCCAAAGATACGAGATGAATGTTGGGAGAAGAATAGATGCCCATATTATAATGCTCGTAATAGAGCCCTCTTATCAAGGTTTGCCGTTTTAAATTATAAGATGTTCCTTGCATTACCTAGTCACTTAAAGCGAAAAAATTTTATAATTTGTGATGAAGCATCAGAGCTCGAAGATGAGCTTATAAAGCGGTACTCAGCCGAAATTACATATGATCGATTAAAAAATTACGGTATAAGTTGCAGTACGCTTATTACAGATAATAAAGATAGAGCGCGTACGTGGGTGTCGGAATTAATATTTAATGTGAGTGAAACTATTAATACGCTTATCAACCGCGTAAATAAAAAACAAAGAACACTCTCTCAACCCGAAAAAATAAAATTACAATATCTTAAAACGCTTCATAATTCGCTTACTACGGTCGATGGGCTATGGAAGGACTGCGAATATATTATTGATAAAGACTCTAAAAGAGTTATTTTTACACCTTTAAAAGCCGATAAATTAACAAAATTTATTTTTGATCACGCGGAGAACGTTCTTCTAATGTCTGCAACTATCATTGATCATAAAAATTTTGCTAAAAATCTAGGTATACATAGCTATGAATATGTTGAAGTGGACAGTGATTTCGATCCTCAAAAATCACCTATATATGTAACATCAAAAAATAAATTAAACTATAAGAACCTTACTAATATTTTACCGCATATATGCGAGCAAATAAAAACAATTATTGATCATCATAAAAACGATAAAGGGGTAATTCATACTCATTCGCGTGAAATAACAAACTTTTTAAAATCAAAGCTCTCTAATAACAAAAGATTTCTCTTTAGAGATGATCATTCAAATAATGAAGCCATCTTAAAAGAACATTATGAAACTGATTTTCCTACTATTCTTGTATCGCCCTCCCTTGCTTATGGTGTCGATCTTAAAGATCATCTTGCAAGGTTTCAGATTTTAGTAAAACTACCGTTTCCACCTCTATCATCAAAACATATTAAGAAGTTGTTCGATCTAGACAAAGATTGGTATGAAAATAAGATGCTAAATACCCTTGTTCAAGCATGCGGTAGATCGACAAGAAGTAAGCATGATTTCTCTACTACATATATACTTGATGGTAATATAGTTAATACTCTTAAACGCGTCAAAGATAAGCTTCCAAAGTATTTTATTGACCGCGTTTGTTAATAAATAATATAGTGAAGAACCAGACATTTCATTTTGAAATAAAAGATCTTATTACGCAATTTACAGCTGCGTTTGATGATATTATAATAAAACGTTACGATAAAAATAGAATTCCTGAGAATAAAGTACAGGTAAGATATGTATATGCGCCCAAGCAAAGGGTACTATATGATTTGGTTAACAAAGCACAAAATCTAACTGTACCTGTTGTTGCAATTAATATTTCTGACGTTTCGCGTGATGAATCACGTGTATTTAATAAAAATACAGGCTTCTATCAAACGCGCAATACATCTGATTCAGATGTAAGATCTTCATCGAATTTTATACGAATGCCTGTTCCTGTTAATATTGGTATATCGATGTCAATAATAACAAAGTTTCAAACAGATATGGATCAAATTATTTCTAATTTCGTTCCTTATAACAACCCGTATATTATAATATCATGGCGCGTGCCTGATGGGCTAGCCATTGGTGGCGTTCTACCATCACAAGAAATTCGTAGCGAAGTACTCTGGGATGGGGCTGTTAGTTTAAGTTATCCAACTGATATTGCTGCAAATGAAAAGTATAGAATTGTTGGTGATACATCTTTTACTATTAAAGGCTGGTTATTCCCTGCAATTCAAAATCCAGTTGGCAATATTTTCTTTATTGATAATATATTCTCTGTTAGCTCAAATATTACAACTTATGATGAGTTAATGGATAATACATACATATATCCTGTAAGTACAGGCTTAATAGACGAACAAGAAATAGTAGCCTTGTCTGGTAACCCGCAAGCTACGAATATAGATTTTACAAATACAAGGATATATTAATAAAAGTGAATATTTATAGTTTAAGTTTTGTTTTTATTGATAAATAATTTATTATATGGCTGATTCCAATAGAGAGAGTACTTTTGGCAGAGACATGATGAAGTATATATCTTCTAAGTTACCCTACCAAGCGGTTAATATTGAAGATAAAATTAATACTTTAAATCCAAAATATGAAGATTTCTTTGACAAGGGTACAAAGAGAGATGAGGCTCTATCGCGTCAGTCCGTATCATCCTCACTTTCATTTACCGACGATCTTTACGCTAATGTATTACAAAATAAAGACTATCATAACTTTATGTATGCAAATCTACAGCCTGATAAAGGCCGTAGACTTACAGATTATCGCGTCATGGCAGCGTATTCGGAAGTTGCAGATGCACTAGATGAAATTTGTGATGAATTTATTAATAAAGACGATAATGGCGATATTGTTAAAATAAAATTTAAAACAGCTACTCTTTCCGATGATCAGAAAGAAAAACTTAAAAAAGAATTTCAAAAATATATTGGGTATTTTGATCTCGAGAATAGGGGTTGGGAGTATTTGAGACAACTTCTTGTTGATGCAGAACTATATTTCGAACATATCGTCCATAAAAAATATCCTCAAGAAGGCATCCTGGGCGTTGTTGCTATACCATCCGATATTGTTGATCCGATTTTCGAGAACGTACAAAATCAAATAGTCAGAGGCTATTTACTTCGCAAGAATATTTACGACTCAAAAAATCCCGGTAAAGTTGCAAAGGTTGAGTTAATTCCGATGGACGTCAATCAAATTACATATGTTAATTCAGGCATTTGGAATGAATCAAAGACTGTAAGGCTTCCGTTCATTGAAAATGCGAGACGTGCTTACAGACAGTTATCACTCATTGAGGATGCTATCGTCATTTACCGGTTAGTCCGTGCACCAGAGCGTTTAGTTTTTAATGTAGATGTAGGAAATATGCCCCCACCAAAAGCTGAGGCATATCTTCGCAAGTTAATGTCTAATTATTGGTCGCGTAGAACATATGATGCGGATCAGGGAGCAACGGTACAGAAATTTAACCCACAATCAATGCTGGATAGTTTTTGGTTTGCTAAGCGTCAAGGAAGTGAAGGTACAACAGTAACACAATTACCCGGTGGAGCCAATCTCGGTGAATTGACCGACTTAATGTATTTTGTACAAAAACTTTATAAATCTCTTAAAGTACCTATTTCACGTCTTAATGCTGATGATACATTTAAAGACGGTACGGACATTCTTCGCGAAGAGCTTAAATTTGCACGATTTATAATTAGACAGCAGCAACGTTTTGCTAGCGGATTAAGGAATGGGTTTATTACACATCTCAAACTTAAAAAACTTTGGGAAGAATATAAATTAAAAGAGTTTGATATTGATTTGTGTTTTAACGTTCCAACTAATTTTTATGAACTTAGAGAAAACCAAAAATTTCAATTAAAAGCAGAAAACTTTAATTCTATTACACAGAGCGATCTTGTTTCTAAGACATATGCCCAAAAGAAATATCTCGGATGGTCGGATACCGACCTTATGGCTAATAGAGAGTTTTTAAGAAAAGATAGAGAGCTGCTTTGGGAGTTAGATCAAATTACAAATGCAGGTCCAAACTGGAGAGAACAAGGTGCAGCTGCACAGGGTCAAGCCCCTGCGGGCGGTGAAGCTAATGTTGCAGGCGGAGCAGGAAGCGGAGGTGGTTCGCGCTTACCACCTGAATTTGGACCCGGTCCTGCTGCAGCTGGTGGTGAAGCTGGTGCCGCAGCTGCGCCCTCTGAAGCACCAGCTGCTGGAGCAGCACCGGCTGCTGGAGGAGCCCCTGGTGCTCCTGCAGCTTAATAGCATAAATATCTAATATGGATTGCTCTGCTATAACACCAGTTACAGCGTTTCAAAGTACTAATCTTAATAGTAAAATTGATTCATTTACTAGATTAGCTGATAGGATAACTCGCTCTCTTGGCGCTCCTATGATTAATCTCGAAATACATCATGATCAATTGTTTGAAAATATTTCAATTGCTTGTGAAATGTTTGCAAAATTTGCTGGCTATACTGAAGAAATATTAATTTTTGATTCGGATTTATATGTCGATGGCAAAGGGTTAAAACTCGATGAACTCTATACTATTACACCCTATTTTAATAAAACTATTACACCTTCATCTACTGTTTATGTTGCGACATCTTCACTTCCTGCAACTGTTTTTTCATCTTCTGCTATTCTTTCTTCTGAATACGAAAGCGGTATATTTGAAAATCAAATCTTGACAACAAGTAGTTATCTTTCCGTTATCAACTTCGAAGGTACTTTAGCTCAATATTTTAAAGCATCCGGTAACAGTCAACTTAAATTTGTTAATAGCTTTGATTACGATGCAATGGATTATAGAAAGGTAATCGATATTATCGATTTTGAAGAAGGGTCTAATAACGGTGTTAATACATTATTTACAATTGAACAAACATTAGCTCAACAAACATATTTTAGTTATGCAATGGGTAACTACGGGTTCGATTTAATTAGCTGGTATACACTGAAGAATTGGTTGGAAGTTAGAGAAAAATTACTTGCTCAAAGAAGATATATTACATTTGATGATAGAACACAATATCTTGTATTTTACCCACCACCACGTACACCTGGATCGGGTAGCCGTTTCTATGGTGTTATCGCTTGTTATGTCGAAAGACCTCTCCGCGACATTATTAAAGAAGCGTGGGTTTATCAATATGCACTCGCATTAAGCAAGATATCTATTGGTAATGTACGAGGGAAATATACAGGCACAACGCTCTTCGGTGGCGGTCAAGTAAACTATAATGATCTCCTCTCACAAGGTTTAGCTGAAAAAGAAAAGCTCGAACAAAAGCTTTATGAGAGCTCTCCTGGATTAGGAGACGCTGCACCTCCACAATTCTTTGTTGGTTAATGATACCTCTTAATAAGACAGATAAGTACCGTCAGGGCGTTTTTCGTCCTAAAAATTCTAAGAAATATGTAGGTAATACACCTCCTGTATATAGATCAGGGTGGGAATTAAGATTTTTTAGATGGTGCGATGAAAATATAAATGTTATAGAATGGGCTAGCGAAGCTATAGTTATACCCTATATAAACCCCGTGGATGGGAAGGGACATAGATACTTTACAGACGGTGTAGTAGTTCTTAAGGAAGCCGACGGTATACATAAGTATGTAATCGAAATAAAACCTCGCGATCAACTAGTAAGACCAGAGGCAGGAAAAAAGAGAAATTCTACTATCATCTATGAAAATAAAAGATACATACAGAACATGGCAAAATGGGAAGCTGCTAAAAAGTGGTGTGATAAAAGGAATTATAAATTTTTAATCTTGACTGAAAGGGAGTTGGGCTTAAATAAATAGTTAGTAAAAATATAAATATTATTATGGCTCTACGTCTATTAGTTGAAACACCGGCTCCAGAAGAGCAATTTGAATATATTCTCGAAGAAAGAAATTCTAAAGAGCCAGCGCGCTTATGCATTCAAGGACCATATATGGTCTGTAATGAAATTAATAAAAATCAAAGAATTTATGAAAAATCAGATATGGAGCGGGAAGTTAACCGCTACATTAAAGAAATGGTTACTCCTAAGCGCGCCATGGGTGAATTGAACCACCCTACATCAGCTGAAGTTAATCTGGAAAGAGCTTGTCATATAGTTACAAATTTAAAAATGGAGGGTAATTATGTTATTGGAAAATCTCAAGTACTCTCAACTCCCATGGGTCAGATTGTACGGTCATTAATTAATGATGGTGTAAAGGTAGGTATGTCTAGCCGTGCTCTTGGAAAATTAAATGAAGAGTCAGGCGGTATTAACCGTGTTACAGATATGAGATTAATTGCTGTTGATTGTGTAGCAGACCCATCGTGTCCTAAGGCTTTTGTTAACGGCATCCTTGAAAGTAAGCAATTTGTTCTAGCTGCAGATGGTAATCTAGAAGAGGTTTTCGAACGTTTTGAAAATTCTCTAAGAAATTTACCTGTTAAAGATATACAAATTTATCTTAAAGAACAGATTCTTTCGTTCTTTAAATTCTTAAAGACTAACTAAAAAGATAGAAAATAATCAACAATTTATATAAATAATAATATGGCCAACAAAACAGAGAAAAAGAAGATTAACGAGAGCCAAGAAATAATTAAGTTTATGCGCTCAATTTCTCAAAAAAATTATTCCGAGGCTAATAAATATTTACAGAACGCTATCGACTCTAAGATTAAAGCTAGAATCGGTGGTGCTCTAAAAGAAAAACTTTTTTAATTTATGACAAACGACATAACAAAGACATTGAAAGAAGCAACAAAAGATATCCTTACAGAGGATATTCTCAAAGAAATCGAAGCTGCTTTTGATTCTACAGTAAATGAAAGAGTACAACTACATGTCGAAAAAGCCCTCTCTGAACAAGATGCCGACTATTCTAAGAAGCTCGAAACTCTTGTTGAGGCTATTGATACTGATCATACAAATAAACTTAAAAAAGTTGTCGAAGCTGTTGATGCAGATCGTGCTGCAAAGCTTAAAGCTGTTGTTGAAAAATATGAAGCTGCATTGAATAAAGAGGCTTCTACGTTTAAAACTACAATGGTAGATCAAGTTAGTAAATATCTTGATCTCTACCTAAATGAAAAGTTGCCGGTTGAAACCGTCAACGAAGCTGTGAAGAACAAGAGAGCTTTATCGCTCCTCGAAGATCTTCGCAAAATGCTATCTGTCGATATGGCGCTCGCTAATGAAAATATTCGCGATGCTGTTGTTGATGGTAAGCAAAAAATAGATGAAGCTGCTAGTCAGCTTGAAGCCGCTAATAAGCAGGTTACAAAGTTATCAGAAGAGAATAAAAAATTATCTTCTAGACTCGTTCTAGAAGAAAAGGTCTCTTCTCTTGATGATGAAAGAAGGACTTACATGAAAAAGATGCTAAATGGTAAGTCTGCTGAATTCATTAAAGAGAACTTTGATTATACTCTCAAGTTATTTGAGAATACTGAAGAAGAGCGGCTTTCCAATCTAAAGACGGAAGCTGTTGAAGAGTCTGTTGCAACAACTGTTGACAGACCTGTTATTGAAGAAGCTTCTGAGCCCGTACGAACTGAAGGTGATGGCGCTTTTAATTTGTACATGAGCGAACTTAAGAAATACTAATTTCTTCTTTCTTATAAAAGATTTGGGTGAGGGATCATCCCTGAAAAGAATTTTAAAAGGTCGACAATTTATGCTAGGAAATTATTATATTTATGGCTAAACAAATCCGTCCTACACAGGCTTACATCGATGAGTCTCGCGCACGTGTATTGCTCGAAAAGTGGGGTCCAGTATTGGATTACACATCGAATAATGTTAGTGCTATCGAAGACGATCATACCCGTCTAAACACTGCCATTCTCTTGGAAAACCAAGAAAAATGGTGCTTTGAAACGGCAGGAAACGTTTCAGGTGGTACAGCTGGCGGCCTACCTTATGGTCAGGCTGGTTCAGGTGTATTTGGTGGTGAAACAGGTGGTGCTGGTTCCTATGGAAATCAGTTCCCTTCACAGAATGATAATGCATACGCCGCTGGCGATGCACGTCTACCGAAGATCCTCATTCCGATGATTCGCCGTACGTTCCCTGAGTTGATCACTAACGAAATCGTTGGTGTTCAGCCAATGAGCGGTCCAGTGGGACTTGCTTTTGCTCTAAGATACAAGTACGAAGCCTCAGCTCTCGGTGCAGGTAATGGCAAAATCGACGGTTCTTTAACCGCCGGTACAAATGCCGGACCTGCAATCGATGACGGTGCAGAACTTGGTTATCAGTACCTAGATACACGCTTTACCGGTTCATCCGGAACAGGCGCGTTATCTGGTAATGCTGATTTCACAATGATGCTCCAGGATCAAGGTGTTGCCAGATTGCTTTCGCAATTTGAATTGACATCAAACATTCCTCAGGTAGTAGTTAGCTTCGAAAAGACAGCTGTTGAAGCTGGAACTCGTAGGCTTGCTGCCCGCTGGTCAGTTGAACTCGAGCAGGATCTAAAGAACATGAACGGTATTGATATCGATACTGAGCTCACAAACGCTATGTCGTATGAGCTACAGGCCGAAATCGATCGTGAAATGATCATCAGAATGATCCAGACAGCTCTTAATGCAGGATACGGAATCGGCTACTCAGTGTGGTCGCCCGCTTCTGCAGACGGTCGCTGGCTCGTTGAGCGGAATCGTGACTTCTATCAGAGACTTATCGTTGAAGCTAATCGTATCGCAGTCCGGAATCGCCGTGGTTCGGCAAATTTCATTGTGGCTACACCTCGTGTGTGTGCCATCCTTGAAATGTTGCCCGAATTCCAGTGGGTTCCTGTCTCCGGTAATGTTAACACTCAACCGGTAGGTGTCGCAAAGGTAGGTTCATTGGCCGGTCGTTTCAACGTGTATCGTGACACCCGCACTGAAGCTCAATTTGAAGCTGGTTTTGGTGGAAACTTTGCCTCGCAAGGTGCTCCTTCAACTCCCGCTAACAAATATACCCGCTCTCAGCGTCTCGAGTATGCTCTACTCGGGTACAAGGGTCCGGAATTCTACGACACTGGAATTATCTATTGTCCGTATATTCCTGTAATGGTCCAGAGAACAATTGGTCCTAATGATTTTGCTCCTCGTGTTGGTCTATTAACCCGTTATGGCGTTGTAGATAACATCTTTGGTGCTAATCTTTATTACCACGTTATTATCTTGACCGGTCTCGGT